ACGTTGTATCAAGACGAAACAGTTGTCAATGAAGACAGTGCTAACCACGACTTCCGTGTTGAGAGTAACAACAGCGCTAATATGCTGTTTGTTGATGCGGGGAATGATCGAATTGGCATTAACGAAAACACTCCTGAACATATGTTGCATTTATCTGGTGCGGGTGATGCGGGTATCCATATCCAGGCAGATACCAACAACGTGGGGGAAAACGACAATCCTTATTTGTCTATGAGCCAAGATGGTTCACACGCTCAACAATTTAAGATTGGGATGATTGGAGACGGGGGGCAAGAGTTTAATAATAGCGTAGCGAATTCCTCATTCATTCACGCAAACAACTCAGTAAGTCAACCACTCCAAATAGCGCATTTTGGTGAAGCAGTTGCGGATTTTTATAATACTAGCCTAGTATTCAACCAACCCGGAAGGGATCAGGACTTCCGCATTGAGAGTGACGGCAACGCTAACGCATTTTTTGTTAATGCTTACAACTCCGAAATCTTTATGGGGATAAACTCACAAGCGGATGTAGCCGCTCGACTTCACGTTTCTGTCGCCAATAATATCGGAATTGAAGTGAGCGACCCCGACACCTCAGGATTCTATGGAATTTGGTTCGCCCGTGCAGGGGTTCAGAAGGGTTATACTCAAACAACTGCTTCTGGCACAACTTACAACACAGGCTCCGATGCTCGACTTAAAGAAAATGTCTCAACTATTACTGATGGTATTGATGTTCTGAACAGAATGAGGGCCGTTGAGTTTGATTGGATCGACGAGGATGATGCCCCAAGAACCCGTGGGTTCATTGCTCAAGAGATGGTGGACGTTGCCCCAGAATCCGTATCGGGTGATCCTGATGGTGAAATTATGATGGGTATGGACTACGGACGTATTACGCCTGTTATTGTAGCCGCATTGCAAGAAGCCATCACCAAAATTGAAACACTCGAAGCCCGTATCACGGCTCTCGAAAACGCTTAACCCCAGCCATAAAGGAGAAACAAACAATGGCTCAAACAACAACATGGAAAGTCAACGACATGGTTCGTGACGATGCCACAGGCGGCGTAAAAACCGTCTATTGGGAATGTCGTGTACAAGACGATACCCACACAGAATGCAGTGCAGTAGAGGGTGGCAAATTGCGACTAGAGCCTGATGCTACGGCGTCTGATTTTGTAGCATACGCTGACCTGACTGAAGCCACAGTGCTTGGCTGGGTCTACAACAGCTTGATCGAAGGCGAAGAAACAGCCCAAGAAGCAAAGGCTCGTATTGAAGAAAACCGCCAAGGTAAAGTAGACGCACAGGTTGCCCGTAAGACAGCCGAAGCTACTGGCACACCTTGGGCGGCTTAATTTTAACTTAAATAGGAGAAAAACAATGGCAGAAAACAAAAAAACCATTGTCATTAACGACAAAGAATACACTGAGGATCAGCTTACTGACCAGCAAAAGATTATGGTAAACCATGTCGCTGATCTTGACCGCAAGATTGGCACTACTCAGTTTAACTTAGATCAACTAGGCGTAGGCAAAAAAGCATTTATGGATATGCTGACTGCTTCCCTAGAAGAAACAAAAGATGCAGCATAAGGGCTTGCATTGGTGCTTTATTAAGTGCTATAGTTAGGTATCCCAAAAAGATAGAACTATATGCAATTACAGAAAGCTGTATTAGACAGTCTGTTTCTGTTCAACCAATCTCCAGATCACAGACTGTATACCCTGGTTGAATTCAACCACTACTGCCTTTTCCCACTAATCCACCTAAAAGCCCGACTGTTTTATAACGGCGATAAACCAATAGGTTTTGTATCTTGGGCTTGGCTTACTGAGGAAGAGGCTACCGAATTTCTATCAGAACGATGGATGCCCAGCGAAGAGGTACATAAACGTCCTGATGTAATTGATGACCAGTATCAACTTTGGGGAATAGATTTCATAGCCCCCTACGGTCATTCAACCAAAGTCATGCGAGGCATGATGAAACATTCACAATCCGTCTTGGGCCAACGTGTTCCTGCCAATTGGCGGCGGTTTAAACAGCCAGATAAAATTCATACGAAGGAGTTCTAATATGGGCGGCGGCGGCGGTGACACAACCAATGTAACAAATACAGGTTTGGGTGATGATCAGTACCAGACTTTAGCAGATAACCAGGTTGGCATTTCGGGTCAGATTACAGATGCCCGTGATGATGCTACGGCACGGTATGATAACTTCGACACCCGTTTCGATAATATCGATACTTCAGTATCAGGCGTTGGGGATAATTTAACTGCGGGTTTTACTAACATCCAAGATTTAATGGATCAGTATAACACGGGTATGAATACTCAGTTTGATACCGTTAACACTGGTATTGGTACTAATAATACTGCGATTGGTGCGAACGCTACCTCATTAAATAACCTGTCTACAGATGTCTCTGGCGGCTTTAATGACATGAGTGGTCGTTTTGATACTGTTGATACTGGACAAGCAAATATTCAAGGGGCTGTAGATCAGGGGTTTGTTGATCAAGCACAAGGATTTGCTGATGCACAGGCTGACCGTACTGCTCAGTTTGATGCCGCAAATACAGCTATGAACACAGGATTTGAAACTACAGATGCCGCCGTTCAAGAGGGATTTGGTGAGGCTGCTACTCAGCTAACTAATACGCAAGCAAATGTCCTAGATGGTCAGGGCCAACTCCAGACAAATCTAGACACAATGTCAGATACCGCTGATACTTATGCGGCTCAATCACTAGAGAACCAAGCTGCCCTACAACAAGGGCAAGACGGGTTTGTAACAAGCTTTGATAATTATACAGAGCGGTATGGCGAAGATCAGGAACTGGCTCAACAGTCACGGGCTGATCTGGCTACTGCACAGGCTAACCAAACAGATCGCCTACGGGAAGACTTGGGTGCATATGCTCAAGCTACTGCTACAGGCCAAGCTAACTTGGGTACTCAGCTAGGTGATGTTGCCACAGGAGTTGGTGCTGAGTTCGAGAATCTAGGTACTGCGGTTGAAGGCGGGTTTAGTCAGGCAGGTACTGATGCCCTAGCACAGCAAGAAAACCTTACAACTCGACTTGGTAACCTTGGCGATATTATGACTACTACAGGTGCTAATATTGATGAGAATACTAAGCAACAATATGAAGCCTTGTCCTCTAGTTTTGATGAAAACGGTCAGCTAATCCAAAATTCCATTGCGGAAAACGGAGATACTATTAGCCGCCAGATGGATGATCAGGGAAATATTATTGCTACCCGTTTTGATCAGTCAGGCAATCAAGTTGATCAGGTTAATATGAACGTCAACGAAATGCTGACACAGGCAGAAAGTTATCAGCGTGATCTAACAGGGCAGATTCAGGGTGTAGGTGATGGGCTTATGTCTGGTCAGGCTGATTTAACTCAGCAAGTCGGGCAAAACCAAACTACCACCAACAACGCTGTCACTGACGTTCAACAAGCTATGGCAAATGGCTTCCAGAACTTAGATGGTGGTCAGGTAGCACAAGCCCGTGATCTAGCTAAGATTGCTGCGGCTCAGACTGATCTGGACATGACTATGCGTCAAGACTTTAACCAGCTTGGTGCAGCTTTCTCCGATAACGGTGAATTGATTAAAAACAGCATCGATGAGCAGGGTAACACAATCTCCCGTGCTATGGATAATCAAGGCAATCTACTGCTTCGTTCTTTTGACGTAACAGGTAAGCAGATTGGCAATAAGGTAATTAATGTCAATCGTTCATTAGATAGTTTGAGTAAACTACAGACTATGCAAGGCGGTAATGCCTCTATGGGTAACCTATCCCCTGCTATGTCTGCGGCTGTTCCTAGCACAGGATTTGCTTCTCCGTTTGCCACTACGGGTACACCTAAACCAAATATGGAAAGGCCACCTAATCCTTTCGCAGGAACGATTCCCGTTAGCCAGCCAATAAATCCAAACACGTTTGCTAGGTAATAATATGCATCCAGTAACAGTATCCCAAGACTGCGTAGAACTTGTTAAAAAGTTTGAAGGTCTGCACAAAGTAAAAGACGATGGCTTAGTACACTCATATCGCTGTTTGGCAGGACGTTGGACTTGCGGATTTGGGGCAACCCGTGGCGTAAGATCTGGCGTTAAATGGACAAAAGAGTATTGTGAACAACGTCTTATCGAAGATTTAGATGAACACGGTAAGATAGTTAAGAAGTACGTCAACGTACCTTTAACACAGCCGCAGTACGATGCCCTGACTTCATTTGTATTTAACTTAGGTGGCGGTAATTTTCGTAGTTCAACACTGCTTAAAAAGCTTAACAAGGGTTTGTATGATGAAGTTCCTGAACAGATCATGCGCTGGAATAAAGCCCGTGTAGATGGCAAACTAACACCTATTCGTGGACTAACTCGCAGACGTTCCGCAGAGGCTGCTATCTTTGCCCGTGATGCACAACTGCCTTCTGATGAAGGTGGCCCAGCAATGCCACAGAAGCCTACCGCAGAGGCCCCTAAATCGCTTGCTAAGAGTAAGACAATGGCAGGTGCAGGGATCGCTGGTGCAGCCACTGCAATGAATGAGGTAGCGGGGCAAATCCAAGGGTTAGTTGCCTACGCCCCAATGCTTAAAACAATCTTTTTGATCTGTGCAATCGGCGGTATCGCATTGGCTGCATATGCACGGTTTAAAGATAACAAAGAGGGCATCCATTGATGTTCATATTCGGCAAGATAAAGACCTATATCATTGCCACTTTGGCTTTAGCTTTGCCCATTATCTATGTGATGGGTCAGGTTAAGGGTCGGGCCAAAGAAAAGAATAAAGTCCTGCAAGATGATCTTCAGGCGCAAAAGAAAACGACCAATTTTTATAAGAAAATGGCAGAACATGAAGCTGACAGTCTTAATGACCGCAAGTCTCTTACTGACAGGCTGCGGGGGAACGGTTTATAGAACCAATCTGGAAATATATTGCCCACCGATGGAGCAGTATTCTTCAGAATTTAATCAAGAATTAGCGGATGAGTTGGAGGCCCTAGACGGGGAACAGACAACTATACCGATGGCAATCGCTGATTACGCAAAGCTGCGTGACCGAATCCGTGCATGTGAAAAAGAGAAGGATAATATCTAATGGGCTTATGGTCATCCACATTCGGCGGCGGTAACAGCTTTACGGAAAGCGTAGCCAACACATTTACTCCTGACGATGGCGCATCCTACGTTAATGGAACGCTAACGTATGACTCTGGGTCTAACGCAGGTACTGTTGTTCCTACAAACTCTTCGGGGGGATACGGAAGTGATAGTGACGGCAATTCAGTTTATACAGGTAGTGCGAACACCACAGGAAACGACAATGAGGCCAATGTTACTTCTAGTGGAGTAAACGAAGACTTCGTACCAAAGGGTTCTGCCCCGTCTGGAATTAATAAGATTTTAGGGTTTGCTTCACCTACTGGTGTAATTGGCGCATTAGCAGGATGGGCTAACGGAACAGACCCTGAAAAAGATCCTAGTCAGGTTATCGATGGCAGGGTGGTATATACTCGACCAGGAAAAGATGGTGAACCAGATTTTCAATACTCCCATAATTTTTTGGGAATGCAGTATCAGGTAGAAGTGAATGAAACCACAGGCCAAGTACAAGACTTCTTACGAAAAGACGCATCTGGTAAATATCCCGGTGACGAAGGGTATGATCAATCAACGTCTGGCTATGAGAAAATGGCCCAAGATGCCCGTGACCGTGGGGATAATGATCAGGCAGACGCTATTCTTCAAGAAGCTGCCGACAACGCTACTGAGGACGATGGTAGTAATGATGCGACTAAGGGCGCAGAAGTTATTATTAAGATGGCTGAAGAAGCTGGTATGGCTACTAGCAACGAACAAATACAAGCTATCCTAGATGATCCTGCGGGATGGTTAAAAGATAACGGCGCTTCGCTTTTAGATAAAGTACCTAATCTTGATCCTGAGACTGCAGGAACATTGCTAGACCCTACTAACCCTAACTATTTATTAGGTGATAGTCCTACTGTTGCAGTCGCAACCACAGGGGATGCATCTACAGTCGATAGTGTAGTTAATCCTGGCGCAGAAACATATGATGCCAGTACAACCGCAGATCAGCTAGGAACAGACGCAACAACCGTAAATGCTGCCACAGGTGAAATTCGTGATGAAAACCTAGTAGACGCTGCCCAAATTGATATGACAGGCGCTGCCACAGGCGTAAATGAAGACGGTACAGTTAGTGTAACAGGCGAGGCCCTTAATGACTTTGCCACACAAAATATCAGTAACATCATTGATACGTCTACGGTTGCAGGTAAACTGCTTGCCCAGAAATTAGGTGAAGGTAACTACACCGATAGTAAGGCCACCATTCTAGGGCAGATGGAGATTATCTCTGCCGAATTTAAAGATAGTAACGGCAACCCTGTAATACCGCCTTGGGCACAATCACTTTCCCGTGACGTTGCAAAGACAATGGCTTTCTCTGGTATTTCTGGAACCGCCATGACTGCGGCAATGAGCAACGCAATTATGGAAGCAACCTTGGGTGTTGCAGAAAAAGAGGCCTCTTTCTTCCAAACCCTCACAACTAAAAACCTAGATAACCGACAAGAAGCTATAATTAACAAAGCCGCCGTGCTGGCTAAATTTGAGGTAGCAAATCTGGATGCCCGTCAGGCGGCTGCGGTACAAAATGCCAAGGCATTCTTGGAAATGGATTTGGCTAACCTGACTAATGAGCAACAGGCTGAAGTTATAAATACGCAAGCTATGGTTGATGCCATCTTTAACGATCAATCGGCTATTAACGCAGCCCGTTTGTTTGGGGCAGAGCAAGCCAACGATATGCAGAAATATTATGATAATATGAATGCACAGATTTCGTTGCAGAACGCTGAACAAATCAATCAGATGAAGCGATTTAATACTGGCGAGATTAACGACAACCGTGAGTTTAATTCTAAGCTAGAGCAGTCTCGCCAAGAGTTTTATGCAGATATGCAATACAACTTG